ATGATGAATCTGATTCCGGTTTTTGTGGATTATCTAACCATCCGCCAAGTGCATGACGGCGGCAAGCTGCCAATTATTAACGGCGGCCGGGTATTGCGGATTGATTCCGATGGTGAGATTGAATACACCGTGGATACGCGGCAAGGGTTGGAAGGAAGTTTCGATAGCCGGGTAGAAGTCCGTTGCGATGGTCATCAAGTGGAATTCTCCGGCAACATTTCACGCTATGGCAGATCGGATAATTTGTTCGGTTTTACCTTTGCTGACAGCATCGAGCGCATTAATGAGCTTCTAAAAACTTTGGGGTTGCCGCCTTTCACCTCCGGCAAGCTCTACAAATTTGCTGATTCCGGATGGACGTGGACAGGTGCCCGAGTCAGACGGATAGACATAACCTGCAATTATGTCACCGGCTCCATGATTGACTCAGAAGCATTACTTCGCAATATGGCAGGGCACCACATCGGCAGACAAAAAGGCTCGTTATCCGTTAATGGCGCAACGGTCGAATACGGTAGGGGTTCAAAGTATGTTTACGGCAAACTCTACTGCAAAACCACCGAACTCAAAAAACATCGTTCCAAAAAATCCGGTCAGCACGTATCCGATGAAGTCATTGAATTCTGCCAACACTTAGGCGTAATACGCGAAGAGTTTACCCTTAAATCGCGCTTTCTACTACAAAACGGCCTTGCCTATTTAGGCGCAATCACAGATTCACTATTAATAGAGGTTTATATGAACAGAACCCAATTACAACGACTGGAAAACGTCAAATATGAAAGCTTTAGTGATCTTCCGCCACGTTTAAGAGCGACTTACGTGAGCTGGAAATATGGCTATCCGATTGATTTGCCGGTTTCGACTTTCTACCGGCACCGCAAGGCATTACTTGCATATGGCATAGATATTTCCATACCCAACAACGTGCAAACCATGCCCATAAAGGTAAAAACCATCGAACTGGCCGCACTTACTGCGCCAGATTGGTACATCAAGAAATACGCATAGATTCATTTTTCACGCTCTGAATTCAAGATCCGCCGGTTCAGACAAAGCGTTAACAGGTGGTGTTAAGAGGTTGTTATGTTAGAAAAAGTAAAAGTTACCGGTATCACATTTTTCAAGGATACCATCGACGGCAAACCTATCGATTCAGGCGCTGCATTTGTTGAAGAGCATTTGAACTTCCAGACCGGGAGATCGAAGGGCACCGCAACGCAAAAATACCCGCTAGGCGATGCAGGCAAAGCACAAGCTTTGATGCATCTTGAATTCCCGCTGATTTGTGAAGTTGAATTTGTTCGTGTAACTAATGGCAATGTGTCCAAGAACATCATCAACTCTATTAAACCGCTTTCTCAAGCTAAACCTGCCGCGTGATTTCAGCCTATACGCGCTCAATCCGGCGCGTATGGGGTGCAATCCCGCACCGATTAATCAAAGGAGTTTCAACTATGTTTCAGAAAGCAAAAGATGTCGTGATGACTATCGGTTCCAGCGTAGCAAAAAAATCCAAAGAATTGTATGACGGCTTTATTAATAAAGTCCGTGATACAGCTTTGAAAGCTAAAAGTACCGTTTCTTCGGTTGCCGTTGCTGTTAAACAACGTGCGATTGAAGGCGAATGGTTACCCAAATCCATGTTTGCAAGCGGTACTGCTGTTATTACCCTTACTTCTACCTCCTCGATGGCCGCGATTGATGTTTCATCGGCTCTGACAACCTTCAGTGATGTCAATACCGCTATACCGCTGGTAGGTGCTGCATTCCTGGCTGCCTTGGGTATCCTGGCCGCTTGGAAACTCATCCGCGGCGCGTTCGCGTAACGGATCGGGGTGCTCCTATGGCTACAGCTTTTATTTCCTGCGCATCTCCTGCTATCCCGTCACTTGTCAGTAGTGGTGTGGGATATGAAATAGTTTGCAGTGATTCGAGCGCCCCATCTCTCGTACCGGCTGCTATCGGGCTTTCCGATCTGGCTTGGTCTGACGTTTCTCTGTTAATCAGCGCTCTTCTGCTTTCCGCTTGTTTGGCCACTGGCTGGAACATGATCGGCAAGCTCTTTTATCGGGGTTAATCGTGCGATGGTTATCGATTCACTGCAATCCTTTGTTCTGGCTTCAAGCCTGCTTATTATTTTTCTGCTTTTCAAATAATGCGAATGCCTGGGTTCCTGCAACTTTAAGATGGGTAGTTACGGGAACCTGGGGCGATTCCGCTACTGCTTTATGTGCCAGTAAAGGCTATGCCTACGCTAATATTTTAGCGGCTCAGGGTGTAAATACTGGACCGATGACTCAGGGCGAATATTATTTCTATACTTATGTCGGTTTGCCTTATGGTTGGTGCGCTACTTATGAAGGTGGCACCAATGGTCCGCAAGTTTTCCAGTATCAAACCTGTCCTTACCCTGGTGAATACCGGATTGTTTCCAATCGCATGGAATGTGCTGGTGATCCGCCTCCGCCTTGTCCTGTATCGGGAACCACCAAAAAAGACGCTATCGCGCTTTCCAGCATTTCAGGTCAGCAGGGGATAGGCGCTTCGATGTGTGCCGGTTCGGGTGGCTCGGATTGCGCTATCAAGTGCAATTCAGGCATTGCCAGCTATAACGAAGTAAGCGGTCAATCCAGTGTCTATTGTGAAAATTATGAATTCACCGGCGCTGACTGTACCAATACTTCACTTGTCGCTACGCCTGTTTCTACAGTTCCCAGCACCATAAAAGCTACACCGGTAAATGATCCGCCTAAAAGTCGTGAGGATTGTCCTGGCGGCTCCGGATTTGCTCAGGTTAATAACGTGGGAATGTGTTTACCTTCTGGCACTCAGTTTTCCGGTCCAACTAGCACTACTACTAGCACGGGCGGAAGTGTTAGCACTACTTCAACAACAACGGTAAACCCTGGCGGCACTAATACGACAACCACAACCACGACTTATAAGGATGGTAGCGGTAACGTCACTTACTCCGGCACGACAACCGGTACCGATGGCATTAATCAGGCCGGCAATAATGGTCAGGGCGGTGAAAAGCTAAACCTTGGCGATGCGCCGGTATTTGATCAGTCATTACCGACAGAAACCAATTTCAATATCAAGGCACAGGGCAATCCGGTGTTTTCCACTGAGATTTTCGCTACCTCCGCCAGTTGTCCGCCTCCGATCAATTTCAGTGTGATGGGTAGAGAGTTCGCTATCGATTTCTCGCCCATTTGCGCCCTGGCGGACATTATCCGGGGAATCATTCTCATGCTGGCGGCCATTATCGCTATGCGCTCTCTTGTAAATAACTGAGGATTAAAAAATGCTCGCTCCTTTCATTGCTCCAATTCTCACGGCGTTCCGCTGGCTCGCTATCACGGCGCTGCCTTTCATGTTGTCCTCGTTCGTCGTCGGCCTGCTTATTAAGTTGGGCGTAGCGGTTACCTCTTGGGCGGTCATTTCATGGGCTGCTGAATACCTGCGGGATTTTGCCAATGCGCAGCTTGCAACCATTGGCTCCGGCGAACTCGGACAATCGGTCATATCCATGCTCTCGCTCTTTGGTGTTTTTGAAGGCATTTCACTGATCGTTTCCTGTTATCTTGCCAAGGCCACCTGGTTGAGTGTCAAGCCTTCATTAACCTGGCTCAATCCTCCGGCTGCTTAATCATGTCGATTACTTTAATCACTGGATCTCTCGGGACCGGCAAAACTGCGCTGGCGGTCAAGCTGCTGACCGAGCACTCATACTATTCCGATAATGCCGTAGTTGTTGGCGTTCGTGAATGGCAGGGCGGCGGGGCGTATTACCCGCTGAAAAGCATGCAAGATGCCACGGCTAATCAGAAATTAATCGGTGAAATAGGGGGCTTGCCCGGCACTGTCTATCTGGTCGACGAAGCCAAGAAAATCTGGCCGTCCAGAATTGCCGGAAAGCCTACGCCTGAATTTATCGATTCGCACCTGGCCGAATCGCGCTCGATAGCACAAGACTGGATACTGACCGCACAAGCACCCACGCAAATCGATGTTGCCTTGCGTCGTCTCGTTGGCCGTCATATCCACTTGGAAAAAACCGCGCTCGGCATAAAGTATTCGGAAGCAGGGCAGATCAGGGAAGATCTCAAATTTAACCGGGACGAATCCAGAAAATACAGTTTCCCAGTCGAAAGCCTCAAATTCTATAAATCAGATGACGGCGTTTCTGATCTGCAGAAAAAAGGGCTCCGGCTGCCTAAACGCCTTATTTTTCTGATGGCGCTTATCTTTGTACTTGCTGGCGTGATTTATTACTACGGCTCCAAATCCACCATGATCGGGTTTGGCAGTAAAGAAGAAACACCGCAAACCAGCGAGGAAAAATTAACATCGGCTTCGTTTATCCCGTCCGGCTCCGCTCAGCCGCAACCGGCGCCGAAAAATGACAAACCGCTAAAACTCAACGAAGCGCCCGATATCTATTACTTCCTGCCTAAAGACCCGGCATTCCCGGAAATCGCAAAAGCACCGCGCGTGCCGCTGTCCTGTCTATCCAGTAAATCGCAAGGTTGCATCTGCTACGACCAGTATATGAACCGGATCAAGGATTTTCCGGTAAAGCGCTGTGAAGACATTATCAAAGGCGATGATCAAGTCGCCTTCACCCGTAATCCGCACTATCTAAACTAAAGGAGCTATGATGAAATTTTTAGAATTTGTATTTGTTGAGATTATTTTCTTCAAACTGTTGGTGCCGGTTTATGTGTTTTTTATTTGCTTGCTGCGGGGGTTAAGGATTATCTCCCGTCAACGTTTTGAGCGTCTGCTTTTTGGAGCACCGGAAAAAATGTCAGACCGTCCTTATCCGTTCGATTAAAACAGACTAATGGGGGAATCATGACGATGACGGAACACAATCAGCTCATGCAAATCGCGCAAACTGCGATTCTCAACTATTCCGGGGATATCGACATACTGAATTCAGCGCTGGGAATGCTGTTCACCGGCCACTATTACGGCTGGCGCTTCCTGTACATCGTGCATTCAAAGCGTACTGTCCGGAAGTATGAAAAAGTGCTGAATATCAAGGTGACTGAATACTTTGAATCGACCGGTTCACTTTCGCATCGATCAGCCGGACTGATTGAGGCAAACAAGCATTCAAACTTCTGGAAGTGTGTCAGCGGCGATATTCAGATACCCAACAGAAAACTAATCACGGATGACCCGCAAGCGGCGTAAAAGCTGACTTTCCCCTTTGCCGAACAAAATCCCGCTACTATAAACCGCTGAAAGTCCAAGGGTCGCGCCGCCGACCGGCGCGAAGGGTATGACCGCAAAGCGGGCATGCTGCCCGATCCCTAATATGACTATCTTGATTTTGGTTTCCCAACCTCGAATGGAGTTCTTATGTTTGATGGCTCATCAAAGCAGATAATCTAAGCATTGGCTCATTAATCTCTCAATTGATGAATTAACATTTTGTGCTATCAAAGTATTGGCATTTAATATTTGATCATTTCGTGATCATGATCTCATCTCGCAGTTGTTGAAGAATAGCAGTTTGCCACTTGCGCCATTCCTTAATGTCTGGAAATGTATTTATATTTTTATCAAAATGTTGTTCTTCCCAGGTTCTGAATTCTTCTACAATATTCGATGTTTTCTTGTCGTAGTATAAATGTACAGAATCTAAAGATGAACGTAACTTGTCTCGTGCATTGATGCGCTGAGAATTAAGATCATTCATATATGTCTGATATTTCTCGCTTCGCCTTTCATCTTCACTGCGTATGCGTTTTAACTCATTAAACATTCTGAACGAATTATCAATATAAGTAGAAAATTCGCTGGCTAATTTATCCGCTGTAATTACTTGCTTTTCAAGAAAAAATCTATTTGTAGTTAATTCAGCATTGTAAGTGGCGAGAGATATACCACCTATAAGACCCAAAATTGTGGTAACTGCTGGCGGCACCCAGCTATAAATTATTGTGGATATTACCGATTTAGCCTCTGAGTTAGTTTTTTCTTCAGACATGCTTGTCACTCCCTCTTTAAATTGAATTTAATTAGTTTTAGCAACTTATTCATTGTTTTCCTTGGTACATTAAAGCATTTATATTATCACTGGGTAAGTGGCTATTAAAACATATGTCAGAATTTGAAAAACTCCTCAAAAAACTCGATGATCTAACCACCAGCGCCAATGCATCCTGTAAAGAATTTACCAATCTATTAATAGCTCTGGGATTCCAAATCGAAAACTGTGGCAGTGCTGGCCATAAAATCGCACGGCATCCGGCCGTATCATTAATTGAGTATCCTAACTATAATTGTGGTCATAATAATGGCGAGGCCATTAAACGCCCGTATATCAAAAAGCTATACAAATTTGTCAAACAACACGAAAACGCAATCAAGGAGCACTTGAAATGA